TATGCGAAACAAGTAGAGCGTGCCGAGAAAACCGACGCGCCGATGGCTGTAGTTTTTAAAAATGGAATGCCGGCCGAATACCGGGGGCGGCCGGTTATTGACGGCGATCGATCGGACATATTGAACGCCTTAGCCGGGCCAGTAGTGATCGGTCTTAAAGCTAAAGGCCCTGCTAAAAACGACACAACCGGCTTTGTGGTCGATAGCAATTTGATCGTTAAGGTAGCAGCATGATGCGAATGCAATTAGCCCAAGAGATAGTCATTCGCCGGGAACCGCCAGTGAAACGAATGCGACAAAAGCTTTGCGACAAACGTTACTTAACGACTGACTCGAAAACGGTGTTGCTTGATCTGCAATTGGAAATCAACAAAGCCGATCGGCTGCTGAAAACAAACTTTTAAAAAACCGGTTGCAGTTAACCACCAATATGCGAGTATTCGCATGCGGCATTAATTAAGGCCCCGCCGCTGGCCCAACAATAAGGTAAAAGTGATATGAGCATTGAAAACGAAACAGGCACACTGCAGAGCATTTTGAAAAAAATCCAAGACCAAGCAGCGCGCAAAATGGATTTTACAGCGCCGACCGATGCGCTGCAGGTACGAACGGTCGAGGGGAACACTAACATAGTGGTCGAGGCCAATCGGGGCGTGCCGACTATGGAATTCGAAACCAATGAGGTTGCATTCCAACAGTTGGCCAGCAATTGCGACATCGACGTTAGAACGGCGCGACGTTTACGCGATAATGAAAATTACTCGCCGGAATTCGACAACCTGATTAATAAAATTTTGGTTAATGAGTCAAAACAAAAAATGCTGCGCACTTTCGATGGTGAAAAGCGTTTAGTCCGCGCGATTGTTAGCGACAAATTTAAAACGTTTGATAACGTGGATTTAGTCGAGGCCGCGCTGCCGCAGCTAATGGAAAGCGAAGCTAACTGGCAGATCGTTAACGGCACCGTTACCGATGAGCGTTTATATATGCGCCTAAAATCGCAAAATCAGATAGCCGAGCCTGTAGTGGGTGACCATATGGCGAACGGCATCATGCTGCGGAATAGTGAGGTCGGCATGGGCAGCGTTGAAGTAATGCAAATGATTTGGACTCTGGCCTGTTTAAACGGCATGAGTAGCGAAAGAAAAAGCCGTCATACGCACGTTACCAGCGCGCGCGGTACTGAGGATTTCTCATTACTTACTAGTGAAGCGAAAGACGCTGATAATCACGCGCTGCAATTGAAATTGCGTGACATTGTAGCCGCGTATACCAGCCGCGATAGTTTTGACGACGCCGTCGAAAAATTTCGAATCGCGCATGGTGATATTGTCGAGAATGGTTTAGCGAATCCGACCGCCGTCGTCGATAGCGTCGTTAAAGTGTTAAGCCTGCCGAAAAAGTCTAGCGGCGACATTCTCGCCGGCTTGATGCAAACGATCCAGCAGCCGGGCTACACAAACAAGCCGATAAGCCGCGCGACGATTGTTAACGCGGTAACCGCAGTCGCGCATACTGTCCCGGCGGATAACGTCGACGATTGGTACAGTAACGGTCGCGCCGTGCTAGATCTGCCCAGAAACCAATGGGAAACGATAGCCCGCGCCGCGTAGACTCGCCCACCCACCAACACAAGGCCCCATTCCGGGGCCTTTTTTTTGCCTGCGACTACTCTTATACTCTGGCCATCGCCCCCTACCGGGGCGCGCTAATAGGAAAACGAAAAATGGATTTATTAAAAAGAAAATGGGGCGGCGAATATAAACATTGTCGCAATCTCGGCTTGCAATCGATCGCTACAAAATATCTCGCGCCTACCGATACAAAAGGCGCGCGAGTCAAAGCCGTGGCGTGCGGCGGCGAATCGTTCACTGATGCTTGGGATTACGCCGACGACGCAAAAATAAACCACGACCGAGCCGCCCTTAACCTAGTGCAAAAATTAGGCTGGCTTGATGGCTCGCCATTAAAGCTACACGGCGGATCAACGCCGACCGGTTACGTTTACGTTTTAGCTAATTGGGGGGCGTGATGGATTTATTAAAAACCGCAACACCAGAACAGTCGACCGCATTGGTTCGCATTTTTGAACGGCACGTCCGCGATAGTGAGCACGGCGATTTTAAAAACGTCGGCTTTTTGGATTGGATCAAGCGCGACGTTATCCAGCTCGAATATCTTGATAATTGTTTATTGGCGACCGTGCCCGGCATGACGATCGGCATTGAAACCGATGGTTACTCTCATACGTGAACGTTAAACCGGTACGAATTAAGGCCCCGCAGCGGGCCTTTTTTTATGCGCCCAATTCGATACAATCCAGCTAACGCCCCCTACCGGGGCGCACTAATAGGAAAACGAAAATATGAAAATGCAATTACTCAAATTAGTACCGGCCGGCGAATTCGTAAAAAGAAAACCGGACGCTAAAAAAACCTACGTGCGCGGCGAGTACGATCGGCGCTATAAAAAATACCGATTAGATGATTGGGACGATATTAGCCGCGATATTATGTTGCCCGGCAATACGCCTGTTTATGTCGGCTTTGACTTCTAACCGATCGCCCTGGTCGATCTGGCCCGCTACATGCGGGCCTTTTTTTGCCTGTTATTTACCGGTGAAACAGGCCCCGCCCCGCCGCCCGGGGGCGGCTCGAAACGTACCGCGCCCCGTGGCGCGTGGTTTATTGGCCCCGCTGCAGGCCCAAAAGCCGCAGCAATTGGCCCGCGATCCAAGGCCCGCGCCCCGTGGACGTTGGTTTTTTTAAAACGTGGAAGTGATTTTTGCCCGCTTTTTAACTTCCAAGGCCGGCGAACATTGGCCCCCGGTCCGCGCAGCATGGCCCCCGGTCCCGGTACCCCGCCCGGGTCCCCCGGACAATCGAGGCTAACAACAATGCACAGCGATCGACGCCCCGGCGATTCCAACGCGGTCGTTGGTTAAAAAAAACAAAGCGTGTAAGTGTGCAGGTTTTACGCAAACAATACGGCGTGAAAACGAACCAAGGTCCGTGACCCTTTAACTGTGATAAAAAAGTGCTATATTTGCGTCCCAAGTCCACTCTGATATGGGATTTGATGCATGGCCAAAGAGGCAGGAAAAGTTGAAACGCGGGGTCGTCCGCGAGTATCTGAGAATACGCGTTTGACCGGCAAGCAGGTGAAGTTTGTCGAGTTGGTTGCGACGCGGGAGGGGCAGGATACGCTTCGTAATCTGGCTGCAGAGGCTGGGTTCAGTGTGAAGGGTGCGCATACCCGTGCGTATGAGATGTTAAACCCGCAAAAATCGCCGCATATTGTGAAGGCGTTGCGTGAGCGGCGGCGCGAGTTAGCTGAGAAGTATGAAGTGACGTACTCGAGGCACATTCGGGATTTGCAGCGGATACGTGACGAGGCTTTGGAGAACGGTGCTTACAGTGCTGCGGTGCAGGCTGAGAAAGCGCGGGGCTTGGCCCAAGGTGACATATACGTCAACAAGAGCGAGATTCGTCATGGGTCGATTGACCAGATGTCGAAGGAAGAGGTCGTAAAGGCTTTGAACGAACTGAAGGCCCAGTTGGGTGAGAAGGTGATCGATGTCGAAGCGGACGGAGTCGAACTTCTGGAAGGCGCTCAAGGCTAACATTGAGAAGCTGGACTCGGACGTTGTACTGACGCGCATTGAGAACAGTCAGACGCCGGGTATCCCAGATTTATTGTTGATGGACCGTAACAAGCGGTTGCATATGATCGAGTTGAAGGTTGCGAAGGGCAATCAGGTAAACTTGTCCCCGTTTCAAGTGAGCTTCGCGGTACGGCATCAGGGCAGCAATTGTTGGGTATTGGTACAGCGTTGGCGGCCAGCGGACACGCAGCCGGAGTGTTTGTTGTATTCAGCGGATCAGGTGATGGATGTATCGGTAAACGGAATGCACAAATCGCCGCCGCGTCTTACGTTTCCATGTTCTGGGGGCTATAGTCCTCTTGTTAAGTATTTAAGTCAGGGACCCCTTTGAGCCTTACTTTAGATTCAACAACGGATGTTCAGAAATTACGTTTGGAGTTGCGTCTGAAGCAGCTTGAGCGTGTGGAATCCTGCCAAAAC